GGCTGTGTCAGCATAGTGCTGCTTAATTGCAGCACCAAACCACTTCATGAACTCCGATATACTATCGGTTTTCAAGATAGGTTCAAAAGCAGCAGCCACTCTGTGAATGGCGCCACCAACCTGCGGTCCTGGAACTGTCTTCTCAACCAAGAAGGTCCAATAATCATCGTAATGACCCTCGAAGGGTTCGAGATTACTGGTATCCAACATGGGATTAGTATTATGAACACTAGTTTTAGTGTACTTGTCCTTAGGAACCACAGTAATAACAAAGGGGAACCGACGCTGCACAGCAAGAGGGACTGAAAACCACATAGAGGCATTCAGGTCCTTAACGTTGGTAGACGCTAAGAAGAGCTTAGGGCAGACTGGATATCTACCTTTTCGTTCTAGCTCCGCTTGCGGCGGGGTCCATGGCATAGGATTCACAATTCGTATTATCTCATCAAGTGTCGGATCTTCTGCGGCTTTAGACGGCAATGCTACAGCAACGTCATCTAGAACTATACACCATTGATAGGTGTTAAAACCGCTCCAATATTCGTCGGCCACACTACGCGTGTACATGAATGATTGATCTGTTTCCAAAGGTTTTCCCAAAAGGGTACTCACCTTGGCAAAATGGGCAAACATCATGTGCATAATAGAGGATTTACCAACGGAAGAAGGACCATTGATTAATAAAGCGAAAGGGGGATCTCTTTTACTTTGGGCTAGCTGTAAGAGTTTAAAATCTCTTTCTAATCCTTGGATTTCTTGGAAACGTCGTTCGAAAACCAATGTCTCCGAAGAGGACAATAATTGCCTGTTACGTGAGAGGTATTTACCCTCATCGATACACGCTATAATCTCCTTCTCAAAAACCTCAACCGAAACACCAAACGGTGTTGGGTTGGACAGCACAGCATAATCACCCCGCAATTTATGAAAGAGCGCATTCCACTTCGTAATACGATCCTCTGTGAAAACGAGATCAGTAATATCTCCCGTAATCCAGAATTTCTTCGTATTCATCAATAGGACACGCAAACTCTCTAGCGAGGTGCGAACCATTCCCGCTGCAAAAGTAACAGGTTTGGACTCCAGTAAATGAGAAAAATCCCTATACCGTTTCACATTGGTAGTAGGGTCTATATTGTATTCCTGAAACACAGCGAAACTAAGCACATAACTCAGTAATTTACCAAGTTGTGCCAATAGCTGGCTTCTCTCAAATTGATCCATATAGTTAATTGAATCGTCCAAGAGGGAATCAATACCACTTTGAAGTGGGACGGACGAAGATGGGCGGCTAAAAGCGCGCACACAAATCTCCGCTATTTCAAAAAGACCTTGTTCCGCTAGAACTAGAAACGAACGCCGGTACACATGTTTAATAAAGTGTACAAAGGCGCGAATCTGAGCTCCAACGGAGGTGGCCTCAGTTAAATCGCCATACAACAAAATGCCAATCTCCAAAAACTCAAGAAAACGTGTCTTATTAAAAATAGGATAGCGAACAGAGGGCCATTCAATATCACTCACGATGCGACG